ACACTGCGCTTTGACAATGCACTACAAACTCCAAGTGGAACTGGCTTGGGCACTCTAGTAGGAAGAACAATCGGCAGTACTATCACTGGTTAATAGGTAAGCCGTGGCAAACTTTGTTGAAACCTTTTTTAAAGAGATTGCCACGGGTGATAGTATACACGACTGGCAACATGCCAGCGCGACATTTGTCGCAGATAGTTATCGTCTAGCACCTAAATATGGACACCTGTTCCATGTTTATTTCTATGTTAATCCCAAAGCACTGCAAAATAATCCAGACCCAACTCTAAACACAGAGTTGAGTCTGCTGGTTAAAAGTGTAAGTCTTCCCAATTTCACTGTCGATACCAAGACACTGAACAACTACAATCGCCCCAACATCTACCAGAGCAAAATCAAATACGAACCCATCACGCTGACGTTCCATGACGATAGTGCTGACCTGGTCAAGAAGTTCTGGTTTGATTATTACTCATATTACTACCGCGACAGTGACAACGCCCAACTGGGTGCATTTGTTGACCGCAAGAGCAAGTATGGCGAACGAACTGAAAACAGTTGGGGTTATAGTCCCAAAGGACAAGAACCCTATTTGTATGGTATTAGCATTTACCAGCTACAACAAAAGAAATATACCGAATGGTTGTTGATTAATCCGTTCATTGAGTCGTTCCAGGGCGGCGAGCAATCATATGGTAGTAATGAAACAGTTCAGATCACCATGCGTATTGGTTATGAAAGTTTCAAACTGTTCAACGGCAACATATCAGAAAACACAGTCAGCGGATTCGGCGACGCTCACTACGACAAGAGTCCCAGCCCATTGACGCCAGCAGGTGGCGGCACACGTAGTATATTGGGCCCAGGCGGAGTTATGCAATCTGCTAGCGAAATTTCCAACGACTTCAGCAAAAACAATTTTGGTACAGGATTGTTTAAATTGGCACGTACTGTGTCCAGTATGAAAGGCGCCGATATCAAAGGCATGCTAAAGAGCGAACTGACGTCTGTATTAAAAGATCAACTGCGTAACAAATCCAGTCCAGTTAACCGTTTTATATTCCCTGGTACTGATACTAGTGTGGGCAAGAGCAACACTGACTTTCTGGGCAAAGGTATGGGTGTTGACGAAACGGCTGGGGTGCTTGCTGGATCGGCAGCAGTTGTAACTACCAACGGTGCGCTGGTTGGCAGATCCACAAACACTAAAAATGCTGACCAGAGTACTGAATCAGCAACAGAAACTCAATCTCAGGATATTGCCGCTCTGCAAGCAGAAGTTGACGAGCTGGATAACCAATTACAGGCTGCACAAGCACAAGCAGATATTGCACAGGCAGCAGTTAACGATGCACAAGCCAATCTAGATGAAGATCCATCAGATCAAAATGCCGATGCTTTACAGTCAGCTAAAGATTCTCTCGATTCAGCACAGACTGAATTATTAGATATTTCTGGTCGCCATGCAGATGCATCAGCACGTCTACAAGATGCTATCAATGAATCTAGTAGAACTAATGTAAGCGAAGCCGACTCGGCTGATTTAACACAAGCACAAGCACAGTCGGAAAAAGATCTAGGTTCATTTAATAATGCCAAAGAGCAGTTGACATCAGCCAACTCCACAGTAGAATCAACAGCAGAAGCGTATGCAAATGATCCAAGTCCTGAGAACGAACAAGCATACAATGCCGCTCTAATACAACAGGGTGAGGCTCAAGCTATTCATGATAATGCTCTTACCACATCACAAACCAGCTTACAAGCTGCCGCTGATAAACAGAGCGCGATTGATGCCAAGCAGGAAGTAACATCCAGCCAGGTGGTTGCAAATACCAAGTCGGCAGTTGTTCCCACTACTGTTGCTCCTAGTTCTGCATCGTCAGGATCTTATTCCGAGGCAGCAGTACAGGGTGCTTTGGCACAGTTTGATATGGCCATCTACTCATTAAACACTGCCAATAATGAAATGAACACCATTCTACAAAATGCGGCTGCAATTAAAGATAGTGCCACACGCAATCTAGCCACATATGAACAAGAACTGGCTAATGCAATAGCTAACAACTTACCACAATCAGAAATTGATGGTATACAGAGTGACATTGATTCATCTAAGAGAAGCATAGCCGCAAGAACCCGCCAGATTAATGCTATAAATAGTAAAAAATCAGAGCTGGATAAATTGACTTCCTCTGCCGCCGACAGAGCAGACAAAATAAGAAACGGTGGAGACCCCAACGCATTGCCTCCTGGGTTCTCTATCACTTACACTGATTACAGTAACATTTTTAATTATTCATAATGGTAGCGCCAACAAACTTACCCATGACCGTCAAGAACAAGACGTCAGATTATTTTGACAATGCTACTCTACCTAAAGGCATTGTTAACCAGGGCACCTGGGATGCACTTGTGGGATTTTTTGAAGACCGTAACAAGGGTGATGTGGCCACTGCACAGGTGATGGCTACAGCACTAATTAACTCTGCCAAAATTCAGAATTTAAATATCAACGAAATACTAGACAGTTTAAAACGTTACCAAAGTTTTGAGGTGGACACCTATCTAGCTCTTATATTAAATTCCACCCGTGTGCCCACTAGCATGTTGGGTGTGACTAATCAACCAACCACTAATAAATTTGTAGCACGTACTGTGAAGCCATGAGTGTATATGCAAGAGGTCAATATCAAGTTAAAAACCTCGCCAAGTACATAGGGGCAAACTTTCCCACATATCGAAGCAGTTGGGAACTGGTGTTTTGTCAGTTTTGCGACAACAATCCAGCAGTGGCACAATGGGCCAGCGAGGCCATCAGAATCCCCTACGTCAATCCACTAACTGGTAAAAAGACCATCTACGTGCCTGATTTCCTAATTGTCTATAACGACAAGAACAACCGACAACACGCTGAGGTTGTGGAAATCAAACCCACAAAAGAAACCAGTTTCGAGTCAGCTCGAAGTATTCGAGACAAGTCCATGGTAGCCGTAAATATGGCTAAGTGGCAAGCGGCCAACGCCTGGTGCAAAGCACAGGGACTGAAATTCAGAGTGATTACTGAAAAAGATATTTTTGTAAACACCAGCCGCAAAAAATAGGATTATGATCAATGACAAAAAAGCTAGAGGAATTGTTCCAACTCCCTGACACGGAAGAGAACGCACAAACAATATCAATTATCGCTGACAACCGAGAGATAATTGAAGCTGCCAGTAATGCGGCAGACAAAATTGACCGAGCGCTGCCTGGTATTACTGACCTGGATACAGAGGCAGACAACGAGCTGGATGAGCTGGCTAAACTAGCTAAAGATAAGTTTCAGGATCTTATGGATCTAGGAATGAATGTAGAGCCCAGATTCAGCGGTGTCATATTCCAGACTGCCAGTCAGTTACTGGGACATGCTGTGACCGCCAAGCAGGCCAAACTGGATAAAAAGCTGAGAATGGTGGATTTACAACTGAAAAAGATGCGTCTGGATCAGCAGGCCGAAGCAGCCGCAGCTAAGGGTTCTGGCGATTCACCTATTGATGGTGATGGAATCGTGCTGAAACGTGAGGATCTACTCAAGCAGATTCTGGAACAAAATAAAACAAACTCTGATAAATAAAACATACAGGTACCTATCATGAAGAAATCGTTCACCAAATATCTATTAGAAAGCGAAAAAAGCTGGCCTTTTAAAATTCGCTTGGCTATGGAACCCACCAAGGAAGTGCTTGAAGGCATTCAGAATGCTATTGAGGCCTATGGCGTAGACAAACTGTCTAAGGCAACCAAGTTGCCCATGCAGGACTATCCAGTGGATTTTCCAGAGCATGGCCCAATTGAAGTTTATGTGCTAGATGCTGTGATGTCATATCCATGCACCACTGAGCAACTGGCCGCCCTAATCCACGAGCGTGCTGGAATTGATCGTGCCAACTTTATCGTTCGCACAGCAATCATGGACAGCAACTCGATCCCAGTCAACTTGGAAAAGACTGGCAAGAGCCTACTAACACAGGATCTGGAAAATGTAGACGCCAAGTCTGCTCGTACAGATAGTCAGTTGGAAATGCTTAAAGATCTGGAATCAATTAAATACGAATTCGCAGCCAAGAGTGATGCAACAGGCAAAACGACCAATGACTTACCTCAAGGCAATACTAGTACCCTAGGTACAAACAAAACTAAATTACCCCCTAAAGGAACAGCCAAATGAGTATGTATAAAATTTTAGACATTTTTGCCGCATTGGAAGGCAGAGAGTCAGTAGTAACTGAAGCACAACAACTGTATTCTGTGAAACTGGAAGGTGCTGACGGCACAACCAAGAACGTTCGTGTAAAAGCCAGCAGTGAAGAACAAGCCAAGCGTAATGCTACTAACAATCCTAAATTTAAGGCTGTTAGCGCTCGTGTAGTTGACGATGCACCTGAAATTAAAGAGGGTGAAGAAGTCATTGAAGTGGTTGCTGAAGAAGACCTGATCGCAGAAATGCGTCGTCTAAGCGGACAATCAGTTCGTGAAGCTGAAAAGAAAGCTAAGAAAGATTATGATGGTGATGGTGAGATTGAATCCGAAAAAGATGAAGTCCACGGTTCACATCGCAAGGCTGCTGGCCTAGATGAAGCCAAACCAGACTTTCTAGACGTTGATAAAGACGGTGATAAAAAGGAGCCAATGAAAAAGGCTGCTAAAGAGAAAATGGACGAATGCTGGGACGGCAATCAAAGCCCACTAGGCGGCAGCATGATGGGCATGGGCGAACAAGAACAAGAAGGTGGTATGAACATCAGTACCAGCCACGACACACGTCGCGGTACCAAGAGTGTTACTATCACTGCTGACGGCGAAGCGGCTGCTGAACTAATGCAAATGCTAAAGATGGCAGGCATTGGTGGCCCAGCTGGTGAAGGTATGCCTGGCCACGAAGAAGCTGAACACCGTAGTGTGACAGTGGTGCCAATGGATCAGGAAGAAGAAGGCGAAATGGAAGAAGGTATGGCAAATACACCAGAGCCTGCTTACACTGATACCAATACACAAATGGACCAGGGTGGTGACCTAAACAAACCTAAGCAGATGTACAAGCACAACTACAAGGGTGGTGACAATCCCATGGCCATGTCTGAAGCTGAGTCACGTTTGTGGCAACAGTACGAAGGCATCAAGCGTAAGGTATAATATGCGAGCCAAAGAGTTTGTATTTGAAGTTCGTGCTGGTAAAGTCCCAAAAGACTACCAGCATTCATCTGTAGGTCTCCACACGTTTAGTGATGCTGAACATGCAAACTCTGACTACACACATTATCGATTGGGGCTAGCTCTTGCCATGTCAGATGGCAAAAGCCCCCTAGTTGATATGGATCCTAAAACCTTCTACGGTAAAAAGCATACTGCACAACCCTACACTCAGGAAGAAGCCGATATGCTTAAACAAGCATATGAGTTAGTGGGTGCCAACCATAAAGATCTAAATGGTGGCGATCTCAATAGTAAAGAGCTTCCAGAAGTTAATTCTGTTAGCCCAGTAATTACCCCCAAGAAGAACCGCTACGGTGTTTAATGAAGCAATACCGTATTACCAGTGAACAATTTGTACCTCAAGGCGAGTCTGGAGACGCAGACGCACACATGGATCCAACGGATCTAGCTGAAATTAAAAAATTAGCAGGCATACTCACACTACCAGGATTAACTGAAGGCAATGTGCCTAACGGTGATACTGGCACAGGCGTGATGAGTCCCTTGGGCAGTAACCCCAGTTACACAGCCCAAGAGAAGCGAGCACTAGAAAAAGAACACAATATTAAACCAGGAACTGATGCCTGGTTCCAGTTGTGGTTTAGCAAGCCATATCTTACCAAAGAATCCCCAATCAAGGGTCAGTGATCTATCTGGCTTGTTTAGCCTGATAGAAGCTCAGATACTTTTCCCAGCTGGGATGACGTGGTTTGAAATGCATCGTCTGCAACTTCTTCGCCAGACTGTAATACTCTGGACGAACAGGTTTACGCAACGGCTTACCAAACTTGTCAGCCTTTTTACTGTTGCATGGACGACAGGCCGTGACCACGTTTTCCCACGTGGTTTTTCCACCGCTGGCGCGGGGAACCACATGGTCCACAGTGAGGTCGGCAGTGTCGAACGTATCAGCACAGTATTGGCACTGGTAAAGGTCACGAAGGTAGAGGTTGTGACGACTCAACTTGATAACCTTGTTATAGTGAAAATACTCTTTCGTGATACAAACAGCGGGCACTTCAATCGCCAGCTTTTCGGAACGCACAGTCCAGTCGTCGTAAGTTTCCAGAACGACAATTTTGTCCAACCACATCAGCTTAATAGCATGTTGCCAGTCGATAACGCTCAGAGGCAACAGGCTGATGGGCGTGTGGTCTATATTGAGCAATAGTGTATCAGACATATAAGTAATTACATACAAGGATGTTTTTAAAAAATGAGCAAAAGTTTAGATGGTGTTCTAATCAAGCCTGCCCACAAGTCGCAGAATTGGTCAACACAAGAGATATTAGAAATAGCTAAATGTGCGGATCCAGTCACTGGCCCCGAATACTTTATGTCGAATTATTTCTACATCCAGCATCCTATGAAGGGTCAGTTATTATACAATCCTTTTGAATATCAGTCAAGGCTTATTCACACCTACCACAATTACAGGTTCAGTATCAGCCTCATGCCAAGACAGACCGGTAAAAGTACTTCGGCTGCTGGTTATTTATTGTGGCAGGCCATGTTTGTACCAGATTCCACAATTCTGATTGCCGCACACAAATATCTGGGCGCACAGGAGATCATGCAACGTATACGATATGCTTACGAGGCCTGTCCCAACCACATTCGTGCTGGTGTTGTGGACTACAACAAAGGCAGCATCAGTTTTGAAAATGGCAGTCGTATTGTAGCACAAACAACTACAGAAAATACCGGTCGCGGTATGTCTATTTCACTGTTATACTTGGACGAATTTGCCTTCGTCCGCCCCACAATCGCTACCGAATTCTGGACTGCGATTCAGCCCACACTAAGCACTGGTGGTAAGTGTATTATCACAAGTACCCCCAACAGTGACGAAGACCAGTTTGCTCAGATCTGGAAAGGTTCACAAAAGTGTATCGACGAGTTTGGTAACGAGACTGAGCTGGGTGTAAACGGATTCAAAGGCTTCAGAAGCTTCTGGCGTGAGCATCCTGACAGAGATGACAAGTGGGCTGATGCACAACGGGCACAGATTGGTGAAGAACGTTTCCGTCGAGAAATGGACTGTGAGTTCATTATCTTTGATGAGACATTGATCAATCCTATTCTGTTAAGTGAGATGGCGGGCATTGATCCCACATTTAGACAGGGACAAATACGCTGGTACAAACGGCCTGAAATGGGCCGCAAGTATGTGGTTGCACTAGACCCCAGTCTAGGCACTGGTGGTGATCCTGCCGCCATTCAGGTACTAGAGCTGCCTACCATGATGCAGGTGGCAGAATGGCAACATAACAAGACAGATGTGCAGGGTCAAGTGCGAATTATGAGCGAAATCACCAAGTATATTGCAGATATCATACGTGATCAAACTTGTGTGTACTACAGCGTGGAAAACAACACATTGGGTGAGGCCGCACTAGTTAGTATCCGTGAGATTGGCGAAGAGAACATCAAGGGCATCTTCCTAAGCGAGCCCAAGAAGGTGGGCATGGGCGGCGGTAGAACCTACAGAAAGGGTTTCAACACCAGCAACAAGACCAAACTGGCTGCTTGTGCCAAGCTCAAGAGTCTGATTGAAACCAAGAAGATGAAGATTGCCAGTAAAAACCTAATCACTGAGCTGAAAGGCTTCGTGGCACAGGCCGCTGGATTTGCTGCCAAGCCTGGCGAGACTGACGATCTGGTTACCAGTATGCTGGTGGCAGTTCGAATGGCACAGACACTACAGAACTGGGACGCAGACATCGATTCCACCATGCGAGACAACTTGGATAACTTTATTGAACCGCTACCAGTTATCGTTTTTTAATAAATATAACATAGAGGTTTAACCCATGACTAACGTTGACAATATCGCACAGGCACTTTTTGACAAGATTCGCACAGGCTATGATGATCTCAGCTTGGGCGACGAAAACGCCAAAGCAACACAAGATCCTGAGCAAGCTCGTTTCTTTAACTTCACCTACGCACAGGACAATCAGAAGCTGGGCTCGGTTACCATCAGTCTAGCAGACCAGAACTCGCTTAAAGTGTACTTCAGTCGTGACATGAGCGATGAATTACAGGACGATCAAAAGCGTGGCTGGTACAATTTCCTAAGAGATCTGCGTAAGTTTGCCCGCAGCCGCATGATGAGCTTTGATGTTCGTGATATCAACAAGTCGGGACTGGACCTACAAGACGTGCGTCACCTAAGCAAGTCTGATACAGCGTATGACAGTGCTGAAGTTAAAATGAGCGATGTTAAAGAGTCAGCAGTGATGGAAGGCATGCACGGCACACGCCGCCGCAGTTATCAGGAAATGAAGAAGGCTCGCATCATTGTGCGCCACGAAAATGCAATCAATCCTGAAGTGCGTGGTGCTCGTAGTCGTAACATCGAAAGTATCTTTGTGGAAACTGAACTGGGTGAGCGATTGCTAATGCCATTCAAGAGTCTAGTGGGTGCTCGTGCCATGGCACAACACTTGCAACACGGTGGCGATCGTGGCGATGCTCTAGGCGAACACATTGTCAGAATGGTTAACGAGATGGGCAGCCTGCGCGGCTTTGTTCGTAACATGCGCGGCAGAACATTTGAAGATGGTGCTACTACACAGATGGTGGAAGCAGCCATTGATTACTATGGTCAAATTCACAGTAACCTCAGCTCACTAGCAGGTGGCCGCGGTTACAAGAAATTTGCAGAAACATTCCAGCCCAGCGCAACAGTGCTGACTGATGAGGTCGATTTAGAAAGTTTCAAAGAAAAGTTTGTGCGTAAGATTTATGACGAGCGTCTAGATGCTGCCCTACCCATTGTGGCTAGAGTCTATAACGAACGTCAGAATAGTATGTCCACACCTGAGTCTCTAGAGTTTGAAAGTTTTATGGATGGGATATCCGAAGGCACCTATGCGTTACCGCGCACAGACGAAGATATAAAACAACTAAATGATCTACTACAGAAGCCTTTAGAACTGGGAGTAGACGGCACTGACGCTATTAACGCACTAGAACCATTCTTGTCTGATTCAGACCTGGATGACCTTCTAGCGCAAAGAGCATCTGAGCCACAAGGCCATGAACAGCCTGCAAATGATCTAATATTCAATTGGATAGAAGACCGCCATCCTGAACTTTATAACAAACTTACTCCACCACAGCCTGCGGCGGCACCAGTGCCAGCTAGCCAGTCCGCGGTGGCCCCAACACCAGCAGTAGCACCAGCCGCACCACAAGAGTCGGTGGATCGCTATGATGCACCTGCAGATCTAATGTCTGACGTTGAAGATGAAGATCTAAATGATCCCAAACGCAAGTACGGCGATAACAAGACTGATGACTCGGTGACTGAAGATGAAGTTCTAGAATTTATGAATTTCGTTAAACGAGTGAACAGATAAAACGATCTGGCAGAATTGCCACAAAAATAATAGTTTTCGCCTTGACGGCATAAATACCTATAGCGTATACTACATCATGTAGTGTGCGTTTAGGCACATTATGGCACATAACATTAAGGAGAAACATTATGGCAACAACATTGGCTGAAATCCGCGCAAAACTGCAAAATCAAGAAAACCGCAATACCGGTGGCGCTACGCAAGGTGGCGATAAAGCAATTTATTCACACTGGAACATTCCCGAAGGCACAACATCACGAGTCAGGTTCCTACCTGACGGCGATTCCAAGAACACATTCTTCTGGATCGAACGTGCAATGATCAAACTCCCATTTGCTGGAGTCAAAGGTCAAGCCGAAAGCAAAACAGTGTACGTACAAGTTCCTTGTATGGAAATGTGGAATGAAACCTGCCCAGTACTTTCTGAAGTGCGTCCTTGGTTCAAGGACAAGACTCTAGAAGAAATGGGTCGCAAATATTGGAAGAAGCGTTCATACTTGTTCCAGGGCTTTGTACACGAAGACCCAATGAACGAAACGGCACTTCCAGAAAACCCCATCCGTCGTTTTATCATCAGTCCACAAATCTTTAACATTGTTAAGGGTGCGTTGATGGATCCTGACATGGAAGAATTGCCAACTGATTACGAAGCTGGTCTGGATTTCCAGATTGTCAAGACTTCTAAAGGTGGCTATGCTGACTACAGCACCAGCAAGTGGGCTCGCAAAGAGACTGCACTAACTGCTGAAGAACGTGCGGCAATTGACACATATGGCTTGTACAAGTTGTCAGACTTCTTGCCCAAGAAGCCTGGTGATGTCGAGCTACGTGTTATCAAAGAAATGTTCGAAGCATCAGTTGCTGGCGAACCTTATGATCCAGAAGCCTGGGGTCAATACTTCAAACCCAGTGGCGTCAATATTGGCAACACTGGCGGTTCGAACGAAAGTGCACCTGCACCACGTGCGGCCGCTCCAGCCCCTGCTCCAGTAGCATCTGCTCCTGCTCACATTGATGACGACATGGGTGACGACGATGGTGATACACCAGCGCCTACAGCACCAGTTCAAGCCAAGCCTTCCAGCCAACGTGCTGAAGACATCTTGGCCATGATCCGCAATCGTCAGAAGTAAGCAAGTTAAGCCAAGTACGACGAAATAAACCGGCAGGAAGATAAACTGTGCAGGTCCCGTACTTGGCTTTCTATTTTCAAAAGGATAACAGATATGGGAAAACCATTCGACGTAAGTAAATTTAGAAAGACCCTGACGAAAAGCATTGACGGCTTGAGTTTTGGTTTCAACGATCCTACTGATTGGGTCAGTACAAGCAACTATGCCTTGAACTACCTGATCAGTGGTGACTTCAATCGCGGTATTCCGCTGGGTAAAGTGACAGTGTTTGCTGGTGAATCTGGTGCAGGTAAAAGTTTTATCTGTTCAGGCAACCTGGTTAAAAACGCACAAGCACAGGGCATCTATGTGATCCTAATCGACACAGAAAACGCTCTAGATGAAAAGTGGTTACACGCTCTAAACGTGGACACTAGCGAAGACAAATTGCTCAAGCTGAACATGGCCATGATTGATGATGTGGCCAAAATGATCAGTGAGTTTGTTAAAGAATACAAAACATTGCCTGAGAACGATCGTCCCAAGGTGTTGTTTGTATTGGATTCGCTGGGTATGCTTTTGACGCCCACTGACGTCAATCAGTTTGAAGCAGGTGATATGAAAGGTGACATGGGCCGTAAACCCAAAGCACTTACAGCACTGGTTCGTAACTGTGTGAACATGTTTGGTGATTTGAACTTGGGCCTAGTTGCTACCAACCACACCTATGCAAGTCAGGACATGTTTGATCCAGACGACAAAATCTCAGGTGGTCAGGGCTTTATCTACGCTAGTTCTATTGTTGTAGCTATGCGTAAATTGAAACTGAAGGAAGATGAAGACGGTAACAAGACGTCAGAGGTAAACGGTATTCGTGCCGCATGTAAAATCATGAAGACACGTTATGCTAAACCTTTTGAATCTGTACAGGTCAAGATTCCATATGAGACTGGCATGAATCCTTATTCAGGACTTGTGGATCTAGTTGAAGCCAAAGGTATGTTGAAGAAGGAAGGCAACAGTCTTATCTACACAACTGCTGATGGTGAATTAATCAAGAAGTTCCGTAAGGGTTGGGAACGTAATGACGATGGTTGTTTAGATACAATCATGGCAGACATTACTGCTAATCCACATCTGACTTCGCCCGCACCAGCAGTAGAAGCACCAGCGACTGTTGAGGAGTAAAGACTAGCCCTGATGTAATGTCAGGGCTTTTCTGCCTGTATGTCAAAAGTAATTAAAATAGATCCAATACCCAAGCACTTTTCCATCACTTGGAATCTAGGGCGTCGGTGTAACTATGACTGCATGTACTGTGGCGCTGATGTACACGACAACACCAGCCCACACAAGGATCTGGAAACACTACAAGCCAACTGGGTTGATATACACAACAAAACACAGGGGCACGGTCGATACAAAATCAGTTTTACTGGTGGGGAAGTTACAGCCAACAAACATTTCCTACCATTTGTAGAATGGCTTCGTGGTAACTACTCGGACATTGATCAGATACTAACCACTACCAACGGCAGTGCCACATATGACTATTACTTGAGAATGTTTCAGGTGGTGGACAACATATCGTTCAGCACACATTCGGAACACATGGATGAAGAACGGTTCTTCGACACCATGATCCAGCTAAAACAAAATCTACCAGCAGGGCGCCACATGCATGTGAACATCATGGACGAGCACTGGAACAGGCATCGTATTCCACATTACGTGGAGATTTTAAATGGTCATGGCATCAGTAATATGGTAAATAGCATAGATTACAGCAAACAGACCAGGACTGTTCCTATCCTAAAAGGCAAACTAAATCTTGCAATTTGACAATCACCAGTACTATAATTGTCTAGTGACAACCGATGACAATCGAAAGTTTCGTATGGAAGCCAATTGGCTACATAATCAGGGACTGGATCGTTGGCAGGGTTGGCATTGCGATGCTGGTCACAATCGTTTATACATTGGTCCAGACTTTGATATATACGGTGGTGAGTGTTGTAATGATCAACTGGGTAATTTACAAACTGGTTGGCAACTGTTGCCCACACAAACAGTCTGCACAAAGACGCAGTGTACTGGATGCACTGATGATCTGATGGCAGCAAAACATTTGAAAGAATCAACATGAGTATTGATATTGACGTTTTAAGCGAAACCTACACTATCCTAAAACAATACATTCCAACTAAAGACCGACAGGAAGCTGCCGACAACATTGTCAGCATTCTAGTAGATCTAGTGGGCGACCTGGAACTAAAAGAGTTCTGTGGTACTGACTCAGCATTGGGTAGAGCGTATAAAGAATATGCGGCTGGTATGGAAGACGACGAGCCTGAAGAAGATTACGGCTATGAGGATTGATGCCTAAAGTTTTTCCCATTAAGTCTGCTACTGCCTGTCAGTTAAAGTGGACTTGGAGCACAATACTGTTATACAACGGAAGAACCAACTCATGTCATAGAGTGTTCACATCGTTGTTAGAGCCTGACACGTTCATGGATTTCCACAACACACCAAGGAAATTAAATGACCGTAAACTGATGCTGGCTGGCGAATGGCCATCAGGTGGCTGTGAGTATTGTCGCAATATCGAAGAGGCTGGTGGGTTTAGTGACCGCATGTTGCAGATGCAGGTGCCTGATCTAGTACCACCTGAACTGGACGCTGATCCCACTGCCACACATGTGACACCACGTATTGTGGAAGTGTACTTTGACAACGTTTGTAACATGAGTTGCGTCTACTGTTGGGACGGATTCAGCAGTAAGATACAACAGGAAAACATTCGTCACGGTCGCTTTGAACGTGATGGCATGATTATCGAGAATAGATCAGTCAAGCATCCTGACCATGATCAACTGACCGAACAGTTTTGGGAATGGATGGACACCAACTATATGACTGTGCGCCGTCTGCATGTATTGGGTGGTGAGCCTTTCTATCAGGCACAGTTTGACACCTGTATGGATTTTCTAGAAGCACGGGCCAATCCCGATCTAGAATTTAATGTGGTCAGCAATCTGATGATCAGTCATGAACGATTGCGCGGCCATATTGAGAGAATTAAACAGTTGGTGGACACTGGGCGTATTTCACGTTTTGATCTAACAGCCAGCATCGACTGCTGGGGGCCTGAACAGGAATATGTCAGGCACGGACTTGACCTTGAGTTGTGGCGCAAAAACTTTGAGTATCTGGTCAATCAGCACTGGATTAGACTGAACATCAATCAGACCATAACCTGTCTCAGTATTAAAACCATGCCAGAACTAATAGAGTACATCAATCAGTTCCGTGGCCAGAGAGAAATTGGACAACACTTTATGACAGTGTCGGGTAGAACACAATTGAGCCCTGACATTTTTGGTGGGGACTTCTGGCGTGATGATTTTGTGCGTATTCTAAAAGCCATGCCTGGACTTACACATCAGCAGGTGGAAGCCAAACGATACATGATGGGCATTATGAAACAGATCCAGCAATCTGTTCGTAATGATCGCGAAATACATAAATTAATAGTATACTTGGACGAACTGGATCGTCGCCGCAATCTCGACTGGCGCAAAACATTTACATGGTTAACTGAATATGTGGTATAACAAAGTTGTCGCAGACCTGGGACTACTCCCAGACTTTATTGCTTATTATGAAGCAGAACTGGGTGCGGCAAAAACAGAGTGCCGCATCACTGGTAACGTGGAGAAGGCCATCAGTAATATTCCTGGTATTACTGAACATCGCTTTAACCAGTTACAGGAAATAGAAGCAGTGCTGAACTACATGAACATTCAGCTACGCAAGATAAGACGCAAACACTTTCAAAAGTATCTGGAAGGATATGCTCGTGCCCTAACCAGTCGTGATGCTGAAAAGTATGTGGACGGTGAAGCAGAAGTTATCGATTA